GCCTCGACGAATGCCTGATCCGGAGCGCTCTCGGCTCGCGCGACCCTGACATCTATTACGAGTGGGCACCGCTCTGGGGCATGTCGGAAAAGGAGAAGGCTGACGTCTTCAAGACGAAGGCCGATGCGGCACGGCAGTTGGTCGGCACGTCGGTAGGGCAGGAGATTATCCCGCGCGATGCGGTTTCGGATGCTCTGGTCAACACGTTCATCGAGGACGGCTCGCTACCGGGCCTCGATGCTGCGATAGAGGAGTACGGAAAACTATCCGAGCAGGAGCCAAGCGCATCGGAATTAGAGGCCGCAAGTGTCAGCTCTGATCCGGAAAAGCCGCGTGATCCGCGCGGATAGGGTTAGCCCCATTCACCCTCTTTCACGGTGGTGCTAAGTCGATCCACAGCACCCGCCGGAACGACTTTTATTCCCGACCTTTGGAACGCGTCGAGGAAAGCGTCTTTCGCCTTGTTCGGATCGACCCCGGTATCCTCAGCAGGTAGCTGGTGAAATACGGCGTCTATCGCCTGCTTTTGAGCATTTGGGTCGAACTGTTTGGCAAAGGACGCAAACGCCTTTTCGTTGTTCGCGAGCTGAGTTTTTGCCAAGCGAGCGTCCTCCACAGCCGCTGCAAGCTTAAACTCCAAATCACTGATCTTTATTGCGACCTCGGTCCATTTGAATGTGGTCATGAGCACCACTCCACAAAGAACGAGCAACATTCCGAAAGCGCCAACTTGTTTTGCTCCGCGATACCTCTCGATTGGTGGCCAGCAAAACAAAACTCCGACTAAGAGGCAAAAGATACTTGCCCCAAGAATGAAGTTCTCATTCATCGACATCTCCCCCCTTTGCTTGCTGCAGATGCAGCCCCGAACATTAGCTCGCGCACATATTTGACGTAGTGTCGAGTCCGAAAGGATATCCGGATGCAATTCGTGGATGCTGCACCGATCGCGGGCACGCGACGGACCGCCGACGGCTACCTTGTTGCGGATGTACGCACCGCGCGCACCGGCATCCAGCTCTATGCCGGCCATGAGGTTGGTAAGCCGGAAATGCACGTCGTGAAGGTATATCGTCCCGAGGATCAGGTCTTCGACAAGGCCAGCCTCGGCAGCTACGCGCACAAGCCGGTGACGAACGATCATCCAGACGAGGCGGTGACGGCCGACAACTGGAAAACCCTTTCCGTCGGCCAGATCGGCGACGAGGTCGCCCGCGACGGCGAATACGTCCGCGTCCCGCTCATCGTAATGGATGGAGCCACCATTGGCGAAATCGAGGGCGGCAAGCGCGAGCTCTCCGCCGGCTACACCTGCGATCTCGCCTGGGAGCCGGGGACCACGCCAGGGGGAGAGGCCTATGACGCCATCCAGAAAGATATCCGGATCAACCACGTCGCCATCGTGCAGCGCGGCCGCGCCGGATCAGAAGCTCGCATCGGCGACGGTGTGAGGTCGTGGGGCGCTGCCCCGTTCACCAGTGATCAGAAACCGAAAGAGGACAAGATCATGACCCTGAAGACGGTTACCGTCGATGGCATCCCGGTTGAAGTAACCGACCAGGGTGCCACGGTGATCGGCACGCTCCAGCAGCGCCTTGCCGACGCCAACACCAAGTTCGCCGACGCGGAGAAGGCACATCAGACGGCTCTGGCCGCCAAGGATGCCGAACTCGCGAAGAAGGATGCCGAGATCGATGCGCTGAAAGGCAAGATCCTTTCCGACGCCGATCTCGACAAGCGCGTCCAGGCCCGCGCCGATCTCATCACCAAGGCGCACACGATCGCCAAGGACGTGAAGACCGAAGGCCTCGCCGATGCGGCCATCCGCAAGGCTGTCGTTGTCGCCAAGCTCGGCGATGCAGCGATCGCCGACAAGTCGGAAGCCTATGTAGACGCCCGCTTCGACATGCTCGTCGAGGATGCCAGCAAGAACGGCGCCGACCCCTTCCGCACGGTCGTGCAGCAGGGCCTTTCGCAGGTCAACGACGCCGACAAGGTCGTGACTGACGCCTATTCGCAGATGGTCGCCGACATGAAGGCCGGCAAGACCTCTGCCACGGCCAACTAAGAGGAGACGCTAAGATGGCGACTTACCAGACCACCTACACGAACGCTCCTCCGAAGGGCCTGCATGGTCAGATCGCTTCCGAGGAGAAGTGCAACAAGATCAGCCGCACGGTCGAGAACCTGGGCGGCGTGCGCTTCGGCCAGCCGGTTCAGCGCGGGGGAGCTGATCACGGGGTTGTGCCCTTTGCGGCCGGTGGCGAATTCATTGGCATCGCTGTGCTGAATCCGGCGGTTCCCGCGGATGTGCTCGTCCCAGACTCTTACCCCCGGCACTTCACCGGCGCATTCATGACGATGGGCACAATGTACGTCACCGCCGGCGGCGCCGTCGCGCAGGGCGATGCTGTTTTCTACAACACGCTGACCCATCGCTACGTCAACGCCGCGGGTACGGACATCGTCGGCCCCATTCCCGATGCAGTTTTCGACACGTCCGGCGCGAATGGCGCGATCGTCGAAATCGCGCTTCGTCTGCGCGCTTCGGCCCCAGCAGCCTGATCAGGAAAAGGACCTGAACCATGAACCAGATCATCCGTCAGGCCTTCGCTGATGCGCAGGCCGCGTTCCCCTTCGTCATCGCGCAGGGGCGCAACATCGAGACCCGCATCTACCAGCGGCGCTATCCGACCTTCAACTACGGCGCTCACGTGCCCGTCGTGACGGAAGGCAACGCCTGGGCGATCGGGACGACGTTCTTCACCGTCGATACCGCAGGCGAGGCGAAGTTCCTCTCCGGCGCCGGTACCGACATGCCCTTCAACCAGGCCACGAAGGACATGGCCAGCCATGACTTCGCGATGATCGGCTCCGGCTGGGAGTGGAACCTCGAGGAGGTCAATCAGGCTGCCCTTTACGGCATCGACCTGAATGGCACCAAGGCCATGTCCGCCTCCGACAAGGTCGAGCGCCTGCTCAACTCGATCGCCATGGCCGGCTCCACCGAGAAGAACTGGACCGGCTTCGTCAACGACCCGCAGGTCTCGCGTGTCGACGTCGCGGCTGACGGCGCAGGGGGCGGCGGCTCGTCCACCTTCTGGGTGAACAAGACCAACGACCAGATCCTCCGGGACATCAACGACCTGATCTCCAGCGTTCGGGAGAACACCTCGGAAGTGGAGTGGGTCGACACGCTGCGGCTGCCGCCGGAAGCGTTCCGCCTCATCGCCACCCGCCGCCTCGGTGAGGGCGATGGCCTTCTGACCCTCTTGGAATACATCCGCCGCAACAACGTCTACACGGCGGAAACCGGCCAGCAGCTCGACATCCAGCCGCTGCGCGAACTCGCGACGGCATCCCAGGACGGCGGCGGTCGCATGGTCGTGTATCGCCGGGACTCGGAAGTTCTCCGTTTCCACCTGCCGATGCCCCGCCGTGTCCTCCAGCCGCGCCAGAAGTCCATCATGGGTTTCGAGACCGGCATCATCGCCCGTACCGGCGGTACCGAATGGCGCCTGCCGGGTGCTGCCGCCTACGGCGACGAAATCACCGCACCGTAACCGGAGGATCAGCGATGAAAATCACCAACAACAGCAAGGCGCTGCAGGGCGTCCGCTCCAAGGGGCGGGCGGTCTACATCCCACCGGGTGAGACCCGCGACGTCGACCTTGAAGGCGTCGATCTCGAAAAGGCTAAGCGCCTTCGCTTCCTCAAGATCGAAGGCGTCTCCAAGGCTGCAACCAACCAGGACGGCGACGGCCCGAAGACGGCACTCGAAGTGCTCGAAATGGCGAAGGACCAGAACGTCCAGTTCATGTCGTTCAAGTCGGCTGCCAAGAAGCTGCTCGGCGATAAGACGCCGGGCACGAAAGACGAGATCGTTGCGGCTCTCGAAGAGCTGGCAACGCAGCCCTGATAATCAGCCCGGCGGTTCGCTGCCGGGCCACACTTGCATCGGAGATCGACATGGCTGGATACGGCACGAACGACGGCTTCACGGCGTACGCAACCGAAGCCGGCTATGTCTTTCCCGATGGCACGACCGATGCCCAGAAGACCGCGGCCCGTCAGCGCGGTTCTCTGGTGATCGATCGGTATGAGCCGAAGTTCAGCGGCCGGCGCACCGGCGGGTATGCCCAAGAGCGATCCTGGCCGCGCACCGGAGCGACGACCTATTACGGCGAGGCGATACCCTCGGGCGAAACCCCGGTGGCGATCATAAACGCCTCCTACGAGGCGGCATTCCTCGAGCTGACGAATCCCGGCAGCCTTTCGCCAGTCGTGACAGGATCGCAAACGGTGAAGCGCGAGAAGATCGGACAGCTTGAGGTCGAGTATTCAACCTCTTCTTCAACGGATATCGACGATCTCGTGGCACTCGCGACGCCTGTCGTGACCACGATCGAGGGGCTGCTCTGGCCGTTCCTGACGCCGGTCTGGCCGGGTGCGTTGGTGGTGTAGCTGTGCCGATCAGAATACGCCCAGTGAGCCGAGCAACGAGACCATTCCGGCGATCAAAATAACGAATTGAGCCCTCTGCTTCATCGTAGGGTCAATTGGAAGCTTCTGCACGAGATAGAGCACAACCACGACGAAGAGGATGGTCACGAGGATGCTGATTGTGGCGGACATGTGCCTCAGATCTTTGATCAAAAAGCCTTGCGGCAATGAAGGCGTAAATAAGGCTCAGCTCTCGAAAAGGAAGGGAGGAGGATGGCGAACCCGATCTATGTACGTCTGCAGGCAACCGCGCAGCATCTAATCGCCAAGTATGGCCAGGCCGGCGCGGTGAAGCGCGAGACTCCTCCCGACCCGATCTACGGCGGAGAGCCTGTCGTTACCACATATCCGGCCACCCTGGTGCCGATGGCCTACGAGACCCGCTACATCGACGGCACGGTCATCAGGACCGGTGACATGCAGATTTACATCTCGTCCGTCAGGCTCGCGATCGAGCCGACCGTCGGCGACGTCGTCACCGCCAATGGCGCCGAATACGCCATCGTTGCCGGCGACCCAAACAAATACGACGGCATCACGCCGGTCGTCTTCATCGTCCAGGGACGAATGGCAGCGTGAATCTTAGTGGTCCCGCATCGAGAGCCGATCTTCAGTGATCGTCACCTCAACACCTGACCTCGGATCCAGGCGATAGACATATGTGCCCAAACCAATCGTGACCACGACAAGCATAGCGACCGCGAAATAGAGGCTTTTCCGGTTCATACACGGGTTCCTTGAATGAATTTCGATCAGTTGCTCAGTGCATACGAGCCAAAGCTTGCGGCTGCCTTTCGCGAGGCAATCGAGGAAATCCGCTCGTCGATCGTTTTGGCGCGCGTGATCGAGCGGCTTGAGCGTGGCGACATCAACGGTGCAGTTGAGGCAATGCAGATCGAGCCTGAGGCGTTCTCTGCGCTGGAGATCGCGCTGCAAGAGGCGATCAACGCCGGCGGTACCAATGCCGTCGGCGAGTTGCCAAAGGTCATGGACCCGCAGGGCAACCGCGTGATCTGGCGCTTCGGCGTGCGTAATCCTGTCGCCGAGGCGATCCTGCGCGACCTGTCCGCGACGATGGTCACGCATATCACCGGTGACCAGCGACAGGGCATCCGTCAGGCGCTGGAACAGGGGCTTGCCAGAGGTGCCAACCCGAGATCGACGGCCCTCGACGTCGTAGGCCGACAGAGCCGCGTCACCGGCCGCAGGGAAGGCGGCGTGATCGGGCTGACGCGATACCAGATCGAGTTCATCGAGCGGGCGCGCGTTCATCTGGCGTCCGGCGACCCGGACCTAATGAACGGGTACTTCGAGCTTAAAACGCGCGACAGGCGGTTCGATCGGACCGTCATGGCCGCGATCAGAGCGGGCAAGCCGGTCACCGGCGAGGCCCTCACCAAGATAGTGGGCCGGTTGCGCGACAAGAACCTGCTTCTCCGTGGTGAGATGCTGGCGCGGACCGAAACCATGATGGCGCTCAGCTCCGCCCGCGACGAGGCAATGCGGCAGCAGATCGCAGCCGGCAAGGTCCAGGCGCAGGACGTCACGAAGGTATGGCGGTCCGCCGGCGACAGCCGAGTGCGACACACCCATCGTGTTCTGAACGGAAAGAGCGTCGGCATGGACGAGGTGTTTCAGAGCCCGTCGGGGGCGCTTCTCCGGTTTCCGGGAGACCCGCGTGCGCCGATATCGGAGGTTTCCGGCTGCCGATGCCGGCTCGAATACAAGGTGGATCACATCGGGGCGGTCGTGCACCGGTACCGTGCTGAGGTCGTCTGATGGCAACACTCTCCTTTAGCGCCGCTGTCGCGCAATGGGCCGACAAGGTCGAGGGTGCCGTCGAAGCGATCTTCAAGGAGGCGACGCAGGAGGTCGTAGAGGAAATGCAAAGGCCGGTTGGTCAGGGCGGCCGGATGCGGGTGGACACCGGTTTTCTGCGCGCGTCACTGCTCGCATCCTCGACTTCCATGCCAGCAATCAGCGCCGCCAAGCCGGTCGCGGGAGGCACTTACACGCCTGATTTCGGGCAGATCGAAGCGGTCATCGCCGGGGCTGACATCGGCGACACCCTCTATTTCGGCTATACCGCCTCCTATGCGGGCTACCGAGAATATGGGGCAAACGGACGACCGGCAGACGGCTTTGTTCGGCTCGCCGCACAGAACTGGCCGATTATCGTTGATCGAAAGGCCGCTGAGTTAAAGGCGCGTCTGGGGCTTTGACCGCGGCGTTTGCGTCGCTTCCCTTTTCCATAGCTGCCAATAGCCCAAGCTGCAGCAAAGTCAGCGCCTTTCGAGCGGCCTTCAGGCTCGTATCCGCGCGCACCGTTGCACCTTTCTCACGACCCAGGGCAAGCAGAGCCGCATGAATGCGTTCATAGGCCTCATCGTCGGTGAGGGGCGGCCGTTCAGACATAGGTAACCGATACATGGCGGCAGGCACCGACGCAATCATCTTCAAGACGCTCACCGATCGGCTCCTTGCAATGCCACAGGCATTGCCGGTCGCCG